TTTCATCAGCAAGAGCAACGTGACCGTCCTCGGTGCCGAGGGCGGCGCGAGCATCTACCTCCGCCCCAATGGCGCTTTTAATTCCACCGCAGAAGCAGTACTGAACACAGCAGGCAGCCTGCTACTGCGCCCAACAGTGAGCCAGCCCGGCAATGGCATCAACAGCTTTGCGCACCTGAGCTCCGGCAGTTTCGGCGGAGGCTTCGGGCTGATCGATGGCGCCTACAACATCGGCTTCTGGAGCGAGAACGGCTATCTTCGCATCGGCATGGCAACCAACAACGGGGCGTTGCAGCAGCGCATGGGGCTGACCCCGTCTGGCGCGCTGTCGGCGGTTGGCGGCTTTGACTTCGGGTCTTCCCGCAAACTCAAAAACATCATTGGCGCGTTGCCGTATGGCTTGGCCGAGGTGGAACAGGTCACTACGTTGCTGGGACGCTACAAAAAACAGTACAACCCGGACGGCCGCGTGCGCCTGTTCTTCGATGCAGAGCAGCTATTGGAAATCATGCCCGAGACGGTAGATGCACGCGGCGTGAGCTTCGAAGGCGAGCTGGTCCCAGCGGTGCACATCGACCAGCTCTTACCCGTCGCGTTCAACGCCATCAAGCAGCTATCCGCCGCCGTTCGGCGTCTGCAGGCAGACCTCGCTGATCTACGTCCCACTCACTGACCAAATAGGCCGACCCATGACTAATTCTCGAATCCGCACACTCGCGCCAGGCGTTGACGTTGAGCGCATCGCGGTGGAATCGCATTTCTTCTACGACCCGCTGACCGGCGTGGCAAACGTGGTGTTTCAAGGCATGGAGTTCCTGCTGCTGGATGGTGCTGTCAACAAGATGCTGGACGGCCGGGAGCCCCTCACCATCACTTCCGATGCCATCGCGACTCGCACGTTTGCATCCGGCCTCATGGATCCTGTAACCGGTCAGGATCTGTCCAATGTCAGCGCTGCCGGCGTGGTCGTGTATTTGAAGGCCGTCTATGACCAACTCCACAACGAGGCTGCAGCAGTCCAGACGCCGGCGGTCGCCTAATTCATGGCGACGGGTTACCGCACGGGCGCAGGACTCGACTTCGACGACATCTTTGACCTCTACGTGCAAGGCGAAATTGGCAGCGTGACGGGCTATCGTTCCAGTGATGGCAATGATCTGCATCGGCGGTATGCACCCTTGGCGTTTGGCAGCAGGGCGGCGGACGTCGGCTACCGCGACAATGCCGGCTCCGATCTCAGCAACAAATGGTCGAGAAAAGGCAGTGCCGTCTATTCGCTCTCCAACAACGGCGTGCACTACTACGCTGGCAGCCAAGCAGTTACGTCCGAGGGCGGCAGCCAGACGGCAAGCGTTTCGTTCTCGATTCGGGCCAATGGAACCTGGGCGATTGGCCTTTCCGGCAAAGCGGTGGGCGGCTCTCCAACCTCCGGCACATGGCTGCCCAACGGTCAACCGCCGAGCAACTATTCTGTGCAGCTAGATTTCACTGTGTCCTGGCTGCGTGGCAACCGCAACGGGTCGTCCTCCAACACGGCTGCGAACTACTCTGCGATGACCGGCGATTACAGTTGCAGCATCACGTCCACAGCGCTGTCAGGGTCTGGCAACGAGTGCTATGGAGAAGGCAAGCTGACGATTCGGATCCGCAACAATGCCACTGGCTATGTTTCTACCACTGCCATTTCCCTCGTCGCTGAAGCAGTAGGCTTCGCCTGACGCTTGGTCCAGCGCATACTGGATCGCAGAGTGCGGCGTGTGCCTTCGCTTGATTGGATGCACCCGACCGCGATCCGTGTAAGTACGCGTTGTACGCATCAATTCGAGTGCGCCACAGCACGCAGCCGCTGACCATGGCTGCATGGGCACCGCATCCTCCGCACTGAGTAACGCCATTCGCCTCGGCACTGTGGCCGAGGTGAATCTCGCCACGGCACGATGCCGCGTGCAGGTCGGCGAGATGCTGACCGATTATCTGCCCTGGGTGGTCACGCTGGCCGGCACCACCATCATCTGGTCGGCGCCGGCAATCGACGAGCAGGTGGTCGTGCTGTCGCCGGCCGGCGATTTGGCCGATGGCATGGTGCTACGCGGGCTGTATTCCGACCAATTCGCAGCGCCTGCCGCTTCCGACACACTGCACGTGCTGCGCTTTGCCGATGGCGCGCAGATCCACTACGACACCGAGGCGCATGCGCTGCAGGCGACACTACCCAGTGGCGGCACCGCGAGCATCACCGCCGATGGCGGCATCACCCTCAACGGCCCGCTGACGGTCAACGGCACCACCCAGATCAACGGCGATACCGGCATCACCGGCACGGCCACCGTCGACACCGACGTGATCGGCGGCGGGATCAGCCTCAAGAATCACAAGACCACCGGCGTGACCGCCGGCAGCGCGCTCAGCGGCGGCCCGCAGTGATCGGCGTCGATGCCACCACCGGGCGCGTGATCGAGGGCGAGCAGCACTTGGCCCAGTCGATCGCCTGCATCCTCACCACGCCCATCGGCACACGCGAGCAGCGCCGCGACTTTGGCTCGCTGCTGCCAGAGCTGATCGACCAGCCGTTCAACGGCGCCACCCGCACGCTGCTCTACGGCGCCACCGCCACCGCGTTGATGCGATGGGAGCCGCGCCTGCGCCTGACCCGCGTCGACCTGGTCGTCGGTGATGCGCCTGGCCGCTTCGTGCTGACGATCGAAGGCGAACGCACTGACGTCGCCCCTGCCAATGCGCGCTCGCGCATGACCATCCCGCTCCGCTTCCGCTCGTCCTGATCGAGGAATCTATGTCCACTGCCTACCACCACGGCGTCCGCGTCATCGAAGTCAGCGCGGGCACGCGCACCATCCGCACTGTCTCCACCGCTGTCGTCGGCTTGGTCGCCACGGCCTCTGATGCGGACGAAAAAGTCTTCCCACTGAACAAGGCGGTGCTGATCACCGATGTGCTGGGTGCGATCGCCAGCGCTGGCATCCAGGGCACCTTGCGCGCCACGCTGCAGGGCATCGCCGACCAGACCAACCCGGTCACCATCGTCGTGCGTGTGGCCGAGGACGCGGATGCGGCCAAGACCACCAGCAATGTTATTGGCGAGGCCAAGTCCAGCGGCTACACCGGTCTGTATGCCTTGCTCGCCGCACAGGCACAGCTGGGCGTGCGCCCGCGCATCCTGGGCGCGCCGGGGCTGGACACACTGGAGGTGGCAAAGGCGCTGGTCACCATCGCCAAGAAGCTGCGCGCCATGGCGTATGCGCGGCCGGTCGCAGACACCGTGGCCGAGGCCGTCACCTACCGAGGCCAGTTCAGCGATCGCGAGTTGATGCTGATCTGGCCGGATTTCCTGGCCTTCGACACCGCCACCAGCACCACGGCGGCGGCGTATGCCACTGCGCGTGCGCTCGGCCTGCGCGCCAAGATCGATACCGAACAGGGCTGGCACAAGAGCCTGTCCAACGTGCCCGTGGCCGGCGTCACCGGGATCTCCAAGGATGTGCATTGGGATCTGCAAGATCCGGCGACCGATGCCGGCATCCTCAACGAGGGCGACATCACCACGCTGGTGACGTTCAACGGCCAGCGCTTCTGGGGATCGCGCACGTGTGCGGAGGACAACATGTTCGCCTTCGAGACGGCCACGCGCACCGCCCAGATCCTGGCCGATACCATCGCCGAAGGCGTTGCGTTCTACGTCGACAAGCCGATGCACCCATCGCTGGTCAGAGACTTGATCGAAACGATCAACGCCAAGTTCCGCGACCTGAAGTCGTCGGGCTATCTGATCGATGCCAACGCCTGGTACGACGGCACCGTCAACAGCGCCACCACGCTCGCCGATGGCGCGCTGCGTATTGACTACGACTACACGCCGGTGCCGCCGCTGGAGAACCTGCAGCTGTACCAGAAGATCACCACCAGCTACCTGGCCGACTTCGCCGAACGCGTCAACGCGTAACGCACCCGCCTTAGATTCCCGGAGAACCCCATGGCTTTGCCCAAGAAACTCAAAGCGCTCAACCTGTTCAACGACGGTGAGAGCTATCTCGGCCAGGTGGTCGAAGTGAAGCTACCTACCCTGTCCCGCAAGATGGAGGAGTATCGCGGCGGCGGCATGAATGGCCCGGTCGATATCGACTTCGGTCAAGAGAAGATCGAGCTCGAATGGAAGTGCGGCGGCCTGATGCGCGGTGTGCTCAACCAGTACGGCGCCACCACGCACAACGCGGTGCAGCTGCGCTTTGCCGGCGCCTATCAGCGCGACGACAGCGGCGATGTGGACGCGGTGGAAGTTGTTGTGCGCGGCCGTCACAAGGAGATTGATCCCGGCACCGGCAAGTCCGGCGATGACACGGAGTTTTCGGTCAAGACGTCGGCCAGCTATTACAAGCTCAGCATCAACGGCGCACCCGTGATCGAGATCGATCTGATGAACATGATCGAGATCGTCAACGGCGTGGACCTGCTCGCCCCGCACCGCCGCGCTATCGGCGCCTGACCCTTCCGGCCTGGCGCCGCCAGGCCTCAGCCCTGAGACCTTCCGATGACCCCGACCTTTTCCCCAGCCATTCCCCTCGACCAGCCCATCACGCGCGGCGAGCAGACCATCACCGACCTCAAGGTGCGCAAGCCCGGCGCAGGCGAACTGCGCGGCCTCAAGCTGACCGACGTGCTGCAGTTGGATGTCACGGCGCTGGCAACACTGCTGCCGCGCATTTCCTCGCCCACGCTGACCACCGCCGACGTCAATGCGATGGATCCGGCCGACCTTCTGGCGGTCGGCCAGGAGGTGCAGGTTTTTTTCTTGCCGAAGGCACAGAGGGAGGCGGATTTCCCGACTGCGTAGAGGATGCGATGGCCGACATCGCGGCCATCTTCCACTGGCCGCCGTCTGAAATGGACGGCTGGTCGCTGCACGAACTCACGGCGTGGCGCGAGCGTGCCCGCCTGCGAAGCGGAGCCGAATGATGCCCTACCCGAACCACGAGGCCGCCTAAATGGCGGCCTCCGACAATCTGCGCCTGCAGGTCATCCTGGCCGCCGTCGACCGCGCCACCGGTCCGTTCCGGCGCGTGCTGAGCGGTAGCCGCGGCGTCGCCACCGCGCTGCGCAACCAGCGCGACGCGCTGCGCCAGCTCAACAGCCAGCATCGCGACATTGGCGCCTATCGCGAGCAGGTCGCGCTGGCACAGCGCGCCAAGGCCGCGCTCGATGCGCAGCGGCAATCGGTACGCACGCTTGCCCAACAGATCAAGGCCACCAGCACGCCCACCGCTGCCATGAATGCCGAGTTCGAGCGTGCCGTGCGCACCGCACGGGAACTCAAGATCGCACACGGTGCGCAGGAGGCCGGCCTGCAGCGCCTGCGTGGTCGCCTGGAGACGGCGGGGATCAGCACCCGCGAGCTGGTCACGCATGAGCGGCGCCTGCGCGGCGAGATCGAGAGCACCAACACCGCCATGCGCGCCCAGCAGCAGCGCCTGGTGGCAATTGACGCTGCCCAGCGTCGCAGCGCCCGCATCCAGAACGCCGGCCTGCAGGCGAGCGCCTACGGCGCCGGCATGGCGTTCGCTGGCCAGCGCGCACTTGGCGCCTCGGTGCTGCCGATCAGCGATGCGATGGAGTTTGAGTCGGCCATGGCCGACGTGCGCAAAGTCGTGGACTTCAAAACGCCGCAGCAGTTCCTGCAGATGGGTCGCGATGTCGAGAACCTCTCGATGCGACTGCCCATGCTGCCGGCCGAGATTGCCAAGATCGTAGCAGCCGCCGGCCAGGCCGCTATCCCGCGCCAGGAACTGGTCCGTTTCGCCGAGGACGCGGCCAAGATGGGCGTGGCATTCGACAGCAGCGCCGAGGAAGCCGGCCAGACCATGGCCACCTGGCGCACCGCTTTCCGGATGGGCCAGCATGAGGTCGTCGTGTTGGCCGACAAGATCAACTATCTCGGCAACACCGGCCCGGCCAGCGTCAACAAGATCAGTGCGATAGTGAACCGCATTGGTGCCCTGGGCGAGGTCGCCGGCCTGCAGAGTGGGCCACTGGCGGCGCTGGGCGCCACCGTCGCCGGCATGGGCATCGAATCGGAAGTCTCGGCCACCGGCATCAAGAACATGCTGCTCACCCTGGCATCGGGCGAGTCGGCCACCAAGAGCCAGCGCGAGGCCTTCGACAAGCTGAGCATCAAGGCCACGGCCATGGCCCAGGTCATGCAGAAGGACGCAGGCGGGGCGATCATGTCGGTGCTGCAGAAGCTGCGCGCACTGCCCAAGGCCGAGCAGGCCGCGACCATGACGCAGCTGTTCGGCCGTGAGTCGATCGGTGCGATCGCACCCCTCCTGACCAATCTGGAGCTGCTGCAGGGCAACTTCGCCAAGGTCGCCGATGCGCAACGCTACGGCGGCTCGATGTCGGCCGAGTACGCGTCGCGGGTGGCCACCTCGGCCAACTCGCTGCAGCTGCTGAAAAACACCGCCGTGGTGGTGTCCCAGTCGATCGGCCAGGTGCTGCTACCGCAGTTCAAGGAACTGACCGAGCGCACGGCTGCGGTGGTCGGCCAAGTCACGACGTGGATCCGCGCCAATCCGGTGCTGGTGGGGGCGATCGCCAAGGTGGCAATCGGCGGCGCGGCGTTGCTCACCATCCTGGGCGGGCTGCTGGTCGCCGGCGGCGTGGCCGCGATGGCGTTCTCGCAGATCCACGGCGCCGTCGCGCTGCTGTCGGGCGGTGGCGGCTTCGGTGCGCTGCTGCGGCAGGGGCTGGCGTTCGGCGGCCGCGTGCTGCCGATGCTCGCCAATGGCGCCCGCCTGCTGCTGCCGCTGCTCGGCGGCGTCAGCCTGCCGGTGCTGGCCATCGGCGCGGCCGTGGCTGCCGTGGCGCTGCTGGTGTGGAAGTACTGGGGGCCGATCAAGGCCTTCGCCATTGGCGTCTGGCAAGGCATCGTCGATGTCGCCGAGCCGGTTCTTGCCGAGCTGAAGGCCGCGCTCGCACCACTGGCGCCGGTGTGGGACACCGTGGCCGCAGCGATGGGTCAGGCCTGGGCATGGGTCAAGCAGCTGCTGACGCCCTTCGAGGCCACCACCGCGCAGTTGCACGGTGCAACGCAGGCCGGTCGCGGCTTCGGGCAGATCCTGGGGGCAGTGCTGGTCACCCAGCTGCAGTTGGCGGTCAAGGCGATCGGCTGGCTGGTGCAGGCGTTTGTGTTCGTGCTGCCGGTAGTCAAGCAAATCCTCGGCGGCGTATGGCAAACCGTCCAGGGCACGTGGTCGCTGATCGTGGGCGTGTTCACCGGCAACGGCGATCGCATCCGCCAGGGGCTGCTGCAGCTGTGGGCCGGCATCAATCCGCAGCTGGCCAACTGGCCGGCCCGGATGCTGCAGGCTGGCGCCGACATGATCAGCGGCCTTGTCCAGGGCATCCGCTCCAAGCTCGGCGCGGCCGGCGATGCGATCGCCAGCGTCGGCACTGGCGTGGTCGATCGCTTCAAGGGCCTGCTGGGTATCCACAGCCCCTCGCGCGTGTTCGCCCAGCTGGGCGACTTCACCATGCAAGGCCTCACCGTGGGCCTGCAGCGCGGCCAAGGCGCGCCTGTGCAGGCCGTCATGGCGCTTGGCAACCGGATGCGTGCCGTGGGCGCAGGCCTGGCCCTGGCGACGGCCACAGCGCCGGTGGCGGCGATCGACAGTCGGGCACCGCTGTCGGCCCCTGTGCGCGTCGCCAGCGCGCCTGCAGGCGGCAACAGCTACGTCATCCACGTCCACGCCGCACCGGGCATGGATGCGGCCGCACTGGCGCGCGAAGTCGCCCGCCAACTTGAAGAGCGCGACAGGCGCACGGCGGCCACCCGCCGCTCCAGCCTGCGCGACGACTGAGGATCCACCCCGATGATGATGTCCTACGGCACGTTTGTGTTTGCCCTCGATAGCGCCGCCTATCTGCAGCTGCAGCGGCAGATGAGTTGGCGCCACCCCACCAGCGATCGCGTGGGTGCGCGAGCGGCCAGCCAGTTCCTTGGACCAGGTGATGAGACCATCGAGCTAGCGGGCCTGATCGCGCCGGACCTGACTGGCACGCGCGGATCGCTGACCACGCTGCGCAGACTTGCTGCAGACGGCGAGCCGCTGCCGCTGGTCGACGGCACCGGCTGGGTGTATGGGCCGTATGTGTTGCTGGCGGTCAACGAGACGGCCACGCTGTTCTTCCCGGATGGCACACCGCGCCGCGTCGAGTTTCAACTGAGCCTGCGCCGCACCGACGACGTGGCGCCCGAGGCGACAGCCGCGTGAGCTACCCGATTCCGCAGTGGCGCGTGGTGCTCGACGGGACCGACCTCACCGAGCGCATCGCACCGCGCCTGCTCGATCTCACCCTCACCGAATGCCGAGGCGGCGAAGCCGACCAACTGGATCTGCGCATCCACGACCATGACGGCAAGATGGCGCTGCCCAAACGCGGCGTGCGCTTGGCCGTAGCCCTGGGCTGGAAAGCTACTGGCTTGGTCGACAAAGGCACGTTCATCGTGGACGAGGTGGAATATAGCGGTGCGCCGGACATCATCACCGTGCGCGCGCGTAGTGCGGATCTCACCGCCGATATGCGCACGCGGCGCGAACGCAGCTGGCACAACACCACGCTGGGTGCAGTGCTCAACGCGCTCGCCGGCGAGCATGGACTGACGCCGCGCGTGGCCGAGGCGCTGGCACGCACCAAGCTACCCCATCTCGACCAGGCCAACGAGAGCGACATGAATCTGCTGACCCGCCTGGGGCAGCGCTTCGATGCGGTGGCAACAGTGAAGGCAGGTGCGTTGGTCTTTGCGCCGATCGGCGCCGGCACCACAGCAACCGGCAAGCCACTGCCGACCGTCACCCTGACGCGGCGCGATGGCGACCAGCACCGATACTCCGTGGCCGACCGCGATGCCTACACAGGCGTGCGCGCGTACTGGGTGGACAAGGGCAAAGCGCGGCGGCAGTCGGTGCTGGTGGGCACGGATGACAATGCCAAGCGCCTGCGCGAGTCGTATGCGGACGAAGCGACGGCACGCCAGCATGCGCATGCGGAGCTGGAGCGCGTGAAGCGTGGCGTGGCGAAATTCGACTACACCCTGGCGATCGGCCGCGCGGATCTGTTCCCAGAGCACATCGTCACGGTGAGCGGCTTCAAGCCGGAGATTGATGGGCAACGTTGGTTGATTGCAAAGACCACCCACACGGTGAGCGGTTCCAGCGGCTTTAGCACGGCACTCGAACTGGAAGCCGCGCCATAAGCGCGCGCACCACGCTGCTTACCCGGCAGCGGCATCCCGCGAGTGACACATCAACAGCGAACCATTGCTCAGCACTCGATAGAGTCCCAGCTCACTTTCGGCATATGCCACAGCTTGTGCATACGTGCCATACCCTGACCCGGGCAACTGGTGCCTATGCAAGGTAAGGCCACCACTTTTTGATACCAAGATTTCCGGAGAGAACATAGCTCCGGATGTGGTGGCGTGCGCAGTCAGTATGTAATCGCCAATCTGTCGAATCATGCAGGCATCCATGCGTAGTTACTTCAATAGTTCGCGAATTCTAAGGTAGCGCCCCCTCTACTGCATCGGCGCATCCCCTACAGCATCTGTGGGAATTTCCTGATAGCTGACCTGATACGGCTCGCGTAATTTGCATCGTGGATGTCAGGTCATCTCGCGCTGCCAGGACGGTAGCGACTGGATCGCAAGGAGCTACGCGCCGACACCTTTCAAGCCGCCGGGACCTTCCGGCGGCTTTTTTTTGCGCACGATCTGAACTGCTTTTTTTAGCTGCTAAACGTCGACCAGCCGCTGCCGATAACGCTCTCTTTTGCGAGGACCAGCTGTCCTATCTGGACGTTGATCACGATTTCTTTTTTTTGCGGCCGCCCACGTTGATCTGCATGTATCTCTGATCGATCGCGCCTGTCGTATTAAGCATTTGAGATACATGGCTGTCGTCGTTGAACGTCACGACTGGCGCAACGCTTTCAGCAGAACCGCGTGCCGATCCAAGATTGGACAGCATCGCAGTGCGCACCTCATGCGAAGCAGCGCGGAACGCAGCCACCAACGTGGCCTCGGACGGGTCCAATTCCACCCGCTGTTCCAGAAGCACATACATGATGTCTACGCCGCGAGCATGCGCGGCCAATAGGTAGGCTCCACCCGGCATGTTCTGGTCTTTCTCGAAGTACAGCTGCGCCCACTTCGAGATGCCACATGAGTCCGCCATCTCCTGCTGCGTCAAGCGCAGGCGTTTGCGTTCTTCCTTCAGGCGTTTCCCTACAGTCACTCAGGTTTTTCCTCATATTGACAAAATTGGTGTTAACACCAACAATTTCCAAAACCGCAGACGACCGCAACCGATGCCCCGCAACGTGCAAGCTCAGCAGCAGTTCCATCCCCGAAGCCCAGCAGAGGCGCGGGAATGGTTGGTGTCCAACGGCATCACGGTCTCCGGATTCGCCCGGCAACTTGGGGTGAATCGCACGGTTATCGACGACCTACTCCGTGGACGCTCGCAAGGCAAATACGGCGACGCGCACACCGCTGCAGTCGCTCTTGGCCTCAAAGCACCACCAGATTATGCCGCAAAAGTCCAAACTTCCAAGCGCTCTAGGGGGTGAGCATGTTCGGTCGGAAAAAGATCGTTTTTCGTTGCGAGGCATGCAGTGCAAGGCTCATCAAACGCACCAGCGTTCTCGCACATAAGTTCCTGCGGCATGACTCCTATGTCTGCGAGAACCCCATGTGTGGAGCGACGTATACAGGCCATTCGGAGTTGACCGGCATTGCCAGCCCCAGCGGCGTGCCCACCTCACACAGCGAGCTTCCACCCACACCGGCATATCAGCGCGCCCAAGCGCTGCAGGCCTACCGCGAGTCGCTCGGCGACCGTCAGCTGGATCTACTCCCCGTCGGCGGCGAGCCGTTCTTCCCTCACCTCTGAGGCACCCCTAATGCAAAAGACCCTTGATTGGGCGGCATTGCCGCCCACGGCGAAGCTTTGCCTGGACGTTGCGCGCATTCACAACGGGCTGGTGAAGACCGAGCACGGCTACATCGGCCGCACTGCCGCACCTGAGACAGATCAGCGCTTCGGCGCGGTTGTGGTTGCCGCGCTCATGCGTGATGGGCTTGCCACCTCTGACGCCTTCGATGAGCGCCTGGTCGTGCTGACCGATGCCGCCACCGCTTTGTTCCTTTTCCAACGCAAAAACACCGAGGTCGGTTCGTGAGGAATGCCAACAGCTGGTTCACCGCACAGGAGCCGCGATTCGTCGATTCGGCCAACCATGTGCCGCAGCGCGTCGCGCCGCACGCCAAGCACGAAGAGGCACGCCTGCTCGCTGCCGCTGTTGACGCACACCGCCGTGCCGGCGGTGCTTACGTAGTGATCGACACCGCCCCATCTGCGCACGCGCCTCGGCGCTGGCTCGGCGTCTAAGGAAGTTCGATGCAAGAGGATCTGCGGCAACAGGTGCTGTCCCGACTAGAGCGGGATTACGGACTCAAGCACCGGAGAGATACGCCGTACATGCGCGGCGGTAAGTGTCCGTCGTGCAGCAAGAAAGAGCTGTACACCAACTATCAAAGACCTTGGGTGGTGAAGTGCGGCCGGCAATCCAAGTGCGGCCGCGAACTGCACGTCAAGGATCTGTACGACGATCTGTTCGACGACTGGTCCAAGCGCTTCCAGCCAACGCCTGCGGCTCCCAATGCTGCAGCCGACGCCTACCTGCAGTTCTCGCGTGGCTTTGACCTGGCACCGCTGAAAGGCCTCTACACCCAGGACAGCCATTACGACCGCAAGATCAGCGCCGGCACCGCGACGGTGCGCTTTGCGCTGGTCAAGGGCGGCTGGTGGGAGCGCCTGATCGACCGCCCGCACCGCTTCGGCAAGCAGAAGGCGCGCTTTGCGCCAGGCAAGAGCTATGCGGGGGTGTGGTGGGCGGCGCCTGCCGCACTGACTGTGATGAAGACGGCACGCGAGGTGTGGATCGTCGAGGGCATCTTCGATGCGCTCGCGCTCCTGCAGCACGGAATGTGCGCAGTGTCGGCCATGTCCTCCAACGCATTTCCGGAAGAGTCACTGCGCGAGCTGGCAAAGGCACGCATGGCCGATCTTCCGACGCTGGTGTGGGCGCTGGACAACGAGCCGGGCGCCCGTGCGTACACGCACAAGCACATCAAGCGCGCAGCGGCGCTCGGCTTCGACTCGCGGGCCGCGCAGATCGTCCAACGCGACGGCAAAAAGACCGACTGGAACGACCTGCATCTGCGCGCCATCGCGTCCGATGATCCCAAGCAGTGGGACAACGACGTCAAGGAGGCTCGCTACCAGGGCGACCTGCTCGTGGCCCGCTCGGCGGTAGACAAAGGCCTGCTGATGTTCGAGCACGACGGCCGCAACGACTTCTGGCTGGACTACCGCTCCCGCCTGTACTGGTTCGATTTTGATACGCAGCGCTTCGACAAGTTGCGTAAGGAGAAGCTGGGCGACATCGATGCCGACGACGGCGACGGCGACGGCGACGAGGTTGCGGCCGAGGATCTGAAGAAGATCAAGCGCGCCGCGTGCTCCGTCCAGAAGATCGCCAACTGCTACCCGGAAGCGCTGTATTTCCAGCGCCAAGAGGTCACCGACGAAAGCTGGTACTACTTCCGCGTCGATTTTCCGCACGACGGCCCCAGCGTAAAAGGCACCTTTACAGGTGGTCACGTCGCTAGCGCCTCCGAGTTCAAGAAGCGCCTGATCTCCCTGGCCGCCGGCGCCATGTTCACCGGTACCGGACACCAGCTGGACCGCCTGATCGAAGAGCAGACCGAGGCAATCAAGACGGTCGACGCGATCGACTTCGTGGGCTACAGCAAGGAACACCGCGCCTACCTGCTCGGCGATATGGCCGTGCGCGACGGCGAGCTGGTGACGGCCAACGAAGAGGACTACTTCGAGTTCGACAAGCTGCGCCTGAAGACCACGCAGAAGTCCATCCGATTGGAGATCCAACGCGACGCCGAGGCGTTCCGCGTGGATTGGCTCCCGTGGCTGTGGCAGTGCTTCGGCACGCACGGCATGGTCGCCATGACGTTCTGGTTCGGCTCGTTGTTCGCCGAGCAGATCCGCGCCGGGCACAAGAGCTTTCCGTTTCTTGAAGCCACCGGTGAAGCCGGCGCTGGCAAGACCACGCTGCTGACGTTCCTGTGGAAGCTGCTGGGCCGCTCGGACTACGAGGGCTTCGACCCGGCCAAGTCGTCCAAGGCTGGGCGTGCACGCGCCATGGGCCAGGTGTCTGGCATGCCCGTCGTCCTGCTGGAAGCCGACCGCAGCGAGCCGGACAAGGCGCATTCCAAGACGTTCGAGTGGGATGAGCTGAAGGACTTCTTCGGCGGCGGCACGCTGGCAACACGCGGGGTGCGCAACGGCGGCAACGAGACCTACGAGCCGCCGTTTCGCGGCACGATCGTGATCACCCAGAACGCTGCGGTGGATGCCAGCGAAGCGATCCTCACGCGCATCGTGAAGCTGCACTTCAAACGCCCGCAGGTCACCACCGAAAGCCGCATCGCGGCCGACAATCTCAACGCGCTGCAGGTCGAAGAAGTCAGCCACTTCCTCGTGCGTGCCGTCCGCCAGGAGCGCGCCATCCTCGATCTGTTCGCCGAGCGGGTGAAGGTGTTTGAGGCCAAGCTACGCGCGCAGCAGGATCTACGCCTGGAACGCGTCATCAAGAACCACGCCCAGATGCTGGCGCTGTTCGATTGCCTGCGCCTGGTCATCACCATCCCTGACGACATGGTCGAGCAGACGCGGCTGGCGCTGTTGGACATGGCGCTGGAACGGCAGAAGGCGATCAGCGCCGACCACGCGATGGTCAATGAGTTCTGGGAGGTCTACGAATACCTCGAAGCCACCGGCCACGGTAAAGCCGTCGTCAACCACAGCCGCGACGCGCAGCGCATTGCGATCAACCTCAATCACTTCGCGGCACGGGCCGCGCAGTTCAGTCAGTCCGTGCCCGACCTCAAGGTGCTGCGTGCGCTGCTCGGAGACTCGCGCCGGCACAAGTTCATCGGCGCGAACGTGGCCGTCAATAGCGCCGTCCTCAAGGACGATCTGACCGGCGTCGGCACCACCGTGAAGTGCTGGGTGTTCGCCAAATGAGCGCGCTTTCTCATCTTGGAAATTTCAGGAAATTTTCGTTGACTTCTACCCAGCAGCAGAGCAACTATTACCGCGTCGCCGCACAATCGGCGACCGGGTTTGACAGCCCGTATAGGAGGCGCACCAGCGCCCATCGATCGATGCACGGCGCTTTTTTTATGCCCGCTGTGTCGTCGTGGGTACGTGCCAGCCAGTTCTATGGCGGGCGGTGTGCGGAGGCCTTCGGGCCTGCCGGTGACTCCTACCGGTCTGTCAACCGCGCACCGTCCGCCACCCCGTTTGACAGCGTTGTGGCGGACTCCAACAACTTAGGAGCCCGCATGTCTTACGACGCCCAAGAAGCGCCGGCAAATGCCGCGCGTCAGATCGCCCATTACTTCGGCTTGATCGCCGACACCCTCGACTGGAACCACACCGCCTGGCTCGCCCTGCAGGCGAAGCTGCAGGCCATGGGCAAAGCGCCCGAGGCGCTGACCTTGGCCGACGTCGAGGCCGCAATTTCCAGCATCAATGCCGACCTGGCCGAGGTGCGCCAGTGAGCCGCCGCGACCTGCACAAAGCGCTGCGCGTGGCTCCCGGCGTCTACCTGCTCCTGCAGATCCGGGCGACCGACGTGCTGGCCGAACTGTACGCAGATGGCCTGCATGATCGCGCGCCGGTCATGTTCGCCTGCAGCGCAATTGAAGACGCATGCGAGTTGTTCCCCGTCGACGACGGCACCGGCCTGGTCATCGGCTCGTTGCACGTGGTCATGCCGGAAGCCGAGGCCGCCGCCCTGCAGGAATGGGTCATCGAGCGCATGCCTGCATCGGAGGTGGCGTGATGGACGCCGCTCACCCGAACACGCAGCTGCCAGAGGACGCTGACTTCTCGATCAGTGAAGAAGATCAGTCCCGCCTTTGGCTCGCCTACCACGCGACCACATTGCTCGCAGCGCTGACCAACGATATCGCGATCGAGGCTGGCATCAATCACGACGGACCGGCGGCAGTGGCTGAGTACATCCGCCACGAATTGCTTGATGTCCTCAGCAGCGCGCAGCGTCTGCGTGAGCCTGATCCCAGCATTCCGCCAACCGGCGCCGACCTGATCTAACCCCACACCAGCGGGCCGGCGGGCGGTGCTGTAACACCGCCCCAAGGCCCTCCACCGACGCAACTCAGGAGAGTCGATATGCAACAGCAAACTGGAACATGTCCAGCCACGGCAGCACGTCTGTTGGCTTTGAGCACCGGACCCGGCCCGGAGGCTACCACGCCGACCGTCGTCGCCTACGACCGCAGCATGGGCGACTGCTCAGCGAGCATCACCATGCACATCACGCATGGTGCCGTTGTGGTCACCGCCACCCTGAACATGGGACCGCTACGCGAGGCTCGCCAATCCTGGGAGCGGCGTCGCGGCACGGGCACCGGCTGGAAACTCATCGACGGGCCTCGCCTGTGGACGACGGTGGAAGACCGCATCAGCACCGAGTTGGCTGCGTTCATGGACGGCCTGGACTTCCCCTTCGACCTGTCCAACATGCTGCCGCGCAGGCCGACTGCGGCGGCTGCAGCTGCGGTCGCGCAGGCCGCACGGGAGGTGGCGCATGGTTGAGTTGCTCGCTCTTGTGGTGGTCCTGGCGCCGGCGGCCGGTGGCGCGCTGGTCTACAAGCTGTGGACGACGCGCCGTCCGCGCCTGACTCAGACCGGCCTGGCGGTCGGACAGGTGCCGCAGCGCCTGCGTCGCCGCACCCGCATGGCCGTGCGGCGGGAGGCTGCTCATGGCTGAGTCCGTCATCCTTCTCGGCCCGCAGGGCAGCGCAAAATCACTTAACGCCGAGGCTCTGCGGCAGGAGCTCGGCCTGCAGGAGGTCATCGAGCTTGAGGATGTCTTGTCTACGTTCCGCGCTGATCGCCTGGAGCCGGTCGGGCAGCTGATCCTGACCTGCAACGAGCAGCAGGCCCACACCTGGTCGGTGCGCTGGGGCTTGCGCCTCATGCGTGTCGAGGAAGCACGTGCCCAGCTCGGCGCCGCATGGAGGACTCAACCATGAACCTGCAGCGCACGATCGAGATTGCGCGCGCCGCAGCGCGTT